TCACCCCTGGATCCGACTCCAGGATCTCCGTGTAGCTGGGGTCGCGGTCCACCAGGTCCGCCAGCAGCTCGCCGAGGATCGTCTCGAAGTCGAGCAGCTCGATGATCTCGGGTGCCGGGATGGAGCTGAAATCGATCGCCATCAGATCACCAGCCCCTCGATCTGGATCCGCTCGCCGTTGAGCAGGTAGTACCCGACCAGGCTAAGGCTGATCTGACCCTCGGGCGTCACGCTGTCGATCTGGATGCGCTCCAGCCGCAGGCGCGGTTCCCACCTGTCGAGGGCCTCGGCGGTCGCCGCCATCATCTCCGCCACCAGGGACTGGTTGATGGGGCGATCCACCAGGCGGGGAAGCCGGCTGCCATAGTCCCGCCGGTGCACGCGCGTGCCCACGGGGGTGGAGAGGATGTCGGTGATGGATTGGCGCAGGTGATCGAACCCGCCGAGGGCCTTGCCAGTGTCGCGGCTCATTCCGGCCATCAGTTCACCTCCACGTCAGGGCTGCCCCCCTGGAGGGTGGCACCGCATCCAGTTTGATCCCCCACGCGCGCCACTGCCCTGCCATTCGCGGTGGTGTCCGGGCTGCCGGTGGTTATCAGGTTGGGGCCATGGATCGGGCAGTCGTAGGTGTCGCCCACCCTGGCCACCGCCAGTCCGTTGGCGGTGGTGTCGGGGCTGCCCGTGGTGACCGCGCCGCCGTGGCTCCCTGGATCTCCCACCCGGATGATGGCTGGCATCAGGCCCCCGGGTTGAGTCGGATCTGGGGGGCCGAGAGGCTGATCAGCTCATCGGCCTCGACGGTGACCCGCTTCACCGCGATCGAGGCCTCCGGCATGTCGCCGCTCGTCATTGCATCCACGCTGATCTCCGCGGTGCGCAGCCGGATCTTCTTCGCCTTGAACACCACCTGCGAATCCGATGCTGACGCATCCACCGTGAGGACGTGCGCCTGGCGGTCGTACTCGACCACGGTGCCATCCTGGAAGGTGCGGCGGTGCAGGCCCGCGCGATCACCGTTCTGGTTGCCGCTGGAGAACACCGCAGGCAGGGCGACAGCATTGGCCAGCTCGCCCGAGCTGCTCAGCAGCAGCACCACCTCCCCCACGCTCGGCGGATCCCACACCTGATCCTGGCCCGCGCGCATCGTGATCCAGGGGATCCAGTCGCTGCGAAGCTCGCCATCCTGCAGATCGGCCCGCAGGGTGGCGGTGCCGTAGTTCACCTCGGCCACCACGCCATAGCGGACCATGTTGTGGATCCGCCGGCTGTGGTCCGTGGCCTCGGGTGAGCCGACGCCGCTGGTGGCGCGGTCACTCCGGTTGATGCCCAGCATTGGCCCTCCACAGCGCACGCACCACCAGGGGGATGTCGATCCGGTTGATCGGGCTCTCCAGCCGGTCGGTGATCAGCAGGTGACTGGCCAGCAAGAGGATGCCCTGGCGGATCGGATGCGGCGGTGCCTCGCCCACCGTGGTGCCGGTGGCGGCCTCAGCGGCGGTGATCGCCAGCTCCAGGGCTTGCTCCAGCAGGGGGGTGTCGGGCTGTTGGTCGCCGATGAACTGCGCCAGGGTGGCGGGGGACAGCGGAGCGGGTTGCGGGCGGGGCTTGCGGCGTGTGGTGGCCATCAGTTGATCGGCTCTCCCTGCGAGAACAAGTCTGCATCATCGATCGGGCATGCCTCGCCCGTGCCACCAACGGGGCAGCCGGCCGTGACGCGCCCGCCAGGGTAGGCACCGCTGCGCTCGATCGGCTCATCGCCGGCTTGCACGTAGGGGTTGCTGCAGTCGCGGTACGGGGTCATGTAGACGCACTCGTACCGAAGGGTGGTGACGTTGGTGGTGAGGTCGCCCTCGAAGTCGGGATCGCCGCTGCCCGTGTCGATCAGGTTCAGCTCCGCCGACTCGCGGCCTGGGATGGTCCAGGCCTGGAGGGCTGCTTCCACCTGGTCGGCCATGGCATCGAGCTCTTCGTCGATGTCCTCGTAGCTCTGCTTGATGCAGAGAATCGAGACGATGCAGCGGCGCTTCTCGTAACCGCCCCAGCCGGCGGTGGAGCGTTCGACGATCGCCTCCGGGTCGCGGGTGTGAACCACGATGGCGGGCAGCTCAGGTTCCTCGATGGGCATCAGCCGGCCGGAGTAGACGCGCGGGCCGGCGGCGGTGCGGTAGGAGGGAGCAGCCGGTGGCACCGCGAGGTTCTGCGCCAGGCGGGTGACGACGGCGGCGCGGATTTGGGTGCGGGGGGCGGTCACGGGTTCAGCTCCTGGGCGGCGGGGATGCGGGCCACGAACTCCTCCCAGCTGACCACCAGCACTTGGGGTGCCAGGCTGCGATCCAGCTGCTGGAAGATGGGCAGGAAGATGCCATCCGCCTCGGTCAACACGTCAGCGCCAATGCCGTACGGCGGCCAGCCGCTGACCTGAACTGGCTGGATGCGATGAAGCAGATCCGGCGGCTGGGCCGCGGCCACCGCAGCCGCCACTTCAGCAGGTAGCAGCAGGGCATGGGCCCTGGCATCCCAGCCATCGGGCAGTTCGCCGCCGCCGAGGGCGAGCAAATCGGCCAGGGTTTGGTTCATGGGATGGTTGCTTGGAGGGTGGCGAACAGCTGATCCTGCAAGGACTGCAGAACAGCGAGATTGAGGTTCTCGCCAACGTGATAAAACGGGCAACGCATATTTGCGTAGCTGTCAATCGTGCCGTTACTGGTGTTGTTTCTGGCAAACAGAAAGATATTGCCGGCGCCTGGCGCCTGCGAAGTGAAGGATATTGTTTCGTCTGTGTTGCTGAACCGGGTTGTGAAACTTGCCGCTGTGTTACGGGTGATCCCGATAAAACCGGTAACCCCGACAGTACCCCTGGTGGCGGTTACGCCGCCGTCTGACCTAGATCGCATTGGGCTGGTAGCTGATGTTGAAGTCGGGGTTACAAATGCGGCCGTTTGTCCTGTAGTCGGCCCACCCCCCATAGCCATCGTGCCCGTCGTGCCACTGGCGATGTAATAGGCAATGGACTGGCTATTCTGCGGGTCCGCCGTATTCGCTCTGTTTGTGTTCAGGTACTTGGTCGCATTCGCCGGATCGCCCAGCCCCAGGCGGCGGTTGTAATCTCCGGCCACAAAGTTCACATTGGTCGGCGCAGTGCCAACCACGGGCACCAGGCAGCCAGGTAATGTGTTCGCCCCGGCCAGGATGGCGTGGGATTTGATGACACTGGCGGCTTGAGAAATCACGCCGCCGCTGGTGCCAACCATCCCCGCTGAAAACAGTCCGCTGATGTAGGCGTTAAGCCCATTTGTCACTGCGCGTTGCAGCCCTAACCCGTCAACACCACGCACGCGATCCAGGTAATCCTGGACGTAGCTCGGGTACAGCAGCAGGCTTCCCCGAGACAATCCCAGCCGGCCCGTAGCACCGATCGCCCCGATCATTAGGACACCGCAGCGATGTTCAGAAACCCATCGGCCGTGTCACGAATGACCCGAAAATGAGTCACGCCAACCGCCAGCCTGATGTGAAACCGCTCGCCGGCTTCCAGCACCATTTGACCAGCGGCGATTGATGCCGCGCTCACACTGCCATCACCCATCCGCACGAAGCACCGTGAGCTTGCGTGGAACATCACCTCGCGGCTGGTGCCCAGCGAAGGGAACGCGATTGCTGCGGTGCTGGTGGAGCTCACCGCCTGCCTGAGGCTGTTGGTCCAGTCGTATTGCCTGGTGCCATTGCCAGTTGGATCTGTCGGGGAGGCCAGGAAAGGGATCGGATTCCCCGTGTCGTTCTTCACCTCCACCTCAGCGCCCAGCTGCACCGACACGTTCTGCCCGATGTCCACTGGCAGCCGATCGGTCGTGCTTACCGTCCGCCCCTGGCCGTCCAGCCCCAGAAAACTCAGCAGGCTCATCACACTCCTCCGTTGTGTTTGTGAAGCATCAGCAGCCAGCCAGTGTGGCCATCAGGCTGTGGGTCGCGCACGCGATACGTCACACCACGCACCTCCACCACATCGCCCTGCTTCGGGTCCAGGGGCAGGTCGTCGCCGTTGATCAGCACCACCGGCTGCGTCGATCGAACCTGCACCCCAGTCTCCGGATCCACGCCCACATGCGAGGCCTGGAACACACCACGCAGTTGATGCGTGACCTGGCCGCGGCGGTACTCGATGGGCTCTTGGTCGCCCATGGTCTGCACCACCGCGCGCAGAGCAATGCTCGCCAGGTCCGTTCGCATCAGACCACGAACTCGTTCAGACGCACCTGGGCGGTGGCTTGACTGGTGGTCTTGGCCACAGCGAACACACCCACGTAGGAGTTGCCACTGGCAACCGGGGTGATGCGCCTGTTGGTGTTGTCCCAGTAGGCCTTCGCCCACTGGGTGGCATCAGTGCTCGCGCCAGTCGCGGCGGTCAGCCCGTAGATGCCCTCGGTGTGGATGTTGTCAGCATCCCCTTGGGCACCGCCGAGGCTGCACACGCCGAACAGGCTGCCAATCAGCACACCCTCGCCCGGGTTGCGGGCGTAGGGAAGGGTCACCTCGACATAGCAGCCGTCCTGGACGTAGCCCAGGCCAGTTGCAGGATCAAAGCCTTTCATGGAATCCTCTCGATAGGTTGATGGTGATCAGGAAGCCAGCGATCAAGCGCCGGTCGATTTGTAGAACGCCTGGTGCTGGGCCACCATGCAGCCGAAGTCGTGACGCAGGTAGGTCACGATGCCATCGGGATCGCGCTTGATCTCCGACTCGATCGTGGGCCCGCCTTCGCCCTCCAGGTTCCCGTAGACCACGCGATCCACACCGGGGTATTCGCCCACGATGTAGTACTCGGTGGTGCTGGCCACATCCAGCCGGGGCTCGACGATCGGCGTCAGCCTGCCCGAGAACGGGTTGGCATCGCCCACCTGGTTTGGGCTCACCGGAGTGTTGAAGATCTCGAAGGTGGTCTCCAGCGTGGTAGGCAGCAGGATGAACCGGGGAACCACATAGAGCGGGTTCTTCCCAGTGAAGTCCTTCTGGTTCCGCATCTTCTGGCGGGCAGCGCCGATCGCCGTCACCCCAATCGCACCGCTGCCGGTGTTGTTGTGGTTGGCATGGAACAGCGCCAGGCCGTCGGCGGTGGTCTTGGCGTTGCCCGTGATCAGGCTCCACACCAGGTTGCTCTCCAGCACCGAGACGCCGCGGCCCAGGACCTCCACCGCGCGGGTGATGTAGCCCAGGTTGTCGTTGATGATCAGCCGGCGGCCGATCACCAGCTTCTTCCCGTACTCGGTCAGCTTCCAGGAGCCCTGTTGCTCCTGGATCGTGCCAGCCTTGTACTCGCCGTTCTCCTTGATCTCCTCGGGCAGGAGCTGACCGCCCACTTCCAGCTCCTTCATCTCGCGGAAGTCGGGCAGGTTCCGCTGGGTGGCGAAGGGCCGCCAGGTCTGCTGCTCCGGCGCATAGGCAGCCTTCAGGCTGACCCGCTGGATGGAGGCCATCAGCAGCGGGAAGTCGGCCGTCGCGTGCATCGCGCGGATGGCGATCTCGCTCTTGTCGAGGCCGCGGTGGCTGACGCCCGCCAGCTCCAGGCTGTCGCGGCACAGGTCGAGGAGGGTGCTGCCCCGGTACTCCCGGGCCCCTCCCTGGTCCTCGCCAGCGAAGCCAGCGCGGGCCTTCAGATGGTCGAGCTTGGCGGCGAACCGCTTCTCGCCGTGGTCGAGGGTCACCTCCACCCGGCTGGTGCCAGAGGGGGCGCGCTGCTCGCTGGTGGCGCGGGCGTCGATCAGTTGCATGCGGGCCTCGTCGAGGGCGGTGCCAGCTTCGATCAGGCCGTGGGCGATGGTGTCCTCCACGCCCAGCTTGCGGGCAGCATCGAGGATGCCAGCGGCGCGGCGGCGCTCCTCGGCGCGGATCTGTTCAGCATCCATCGGCGCAGGCGCGGGGGCGGAGGAAGGGGCAGCAGCAGGCGCAGCAGCCCGGGTTTCAATGGCAGTGTCGGGCGCAGCCTCAGCGGCCGTCGCCCCCTGGTTCAGTTCGTCCACGGATCTCTCCTGGGGTTGGGTGGGGGTGGGCTCCTCTGAGCGCACCTGGGCTCCGGCGTCAGCCGGGATCGGGACCAGCGAGAGCTCATACGGCTCCCAGTCCACAACGCGCTGAACTGGCATGACACCAGTTTCATCGCGCTCCGTCTTGTGGACCTTGTAGCCCACAGACACATTGCGGTAGATGCCGTCGATCACATCTTGGAAGATGGGCTGCACGTCATCCCGCTTGCTGAACTTCACCAGGGCGCGGCCCTGGTTGCCATCCAGCCATGCTCGCTGCACCACACCAATCTGGCTGCGCAGCGAGTAGGAGTTGTGCGCATCGAGGAGCGGCCCGCCCTTGTTCAGGCGGTCCAGGCGCACAGCGCCAGGCACCATGCTCAACTCCTCCATGTAGTCGCCACGCGACCAATCCGCACGCTTCACCTGTGCGCCAGTGCTCCACACCAGCTCAACCGTTCGCTCTTCGACGTTGACCGTCTCCGGAGCGAACATCGCCCTGGTTTGCAGCAGCCCGTCGCTCATTGGCACTCCTGTTCCTCCTCGATTCTAGGGTCAGTTGGCAGTAGGCCTTGCAGCAGCAGCTGGGGCCGCCGGTTGCGTTGCCTTGGTCGGTGGTTCACCAGTCGGTGGCAGCATCGTTCCCGCCGGCCTTCCCTGCGTCAGGCCTGCAGCGCTCACCTTCCGTGGGTCGGTGTCGAGCGTGATGCCAGCTTCATCCAGCATCTGCATCCACTCCTTCCACTGCTCGATCAGATCAGCAGGCTCATACCCTTCCGCACGGATCGCCTCCAGCGGTGGCATCAGGCCTCCGCGGATCCGATCCCTGGTGCTCGATGTCTCCGACTGCGGGTCGAACAGCTCGCGCTTCGGTGGCGTCCAGTCACCGTTCAACCCTTCGGTGGGCACACCCACCACGCTCGCCGCCATCTGGAACCACTCCCACACCCGGCGGAACACCACCGGCTCCAGGATCTGCCATGTGTCCGCCTGCAGCCTGCGCTGGAAGCCGATCCAGCCCATTCGCTCCTGGCTGAAGCTGCCACTCGAGTAGTCGCCCGTCAGCTCGCTGTAGGTGATGCCAACACCTGCTGCGATCTCCAGCAGGTAGGACCTGATCACGGAGCTGATCTCCCCTGCCGCTGGTGGGTTGATGGCCCTGATGTCTTGCCCCGGGCCCAGCTTCACCACACCGCCCGGCTCGATCCGCTTCCCGATCGTGGACTTCTGCTCGCTCATCCCATCGAGATCCACCACCGCGACGCTGAGGCAGGCGGCCACCTTCTCCTTCATCAGCCGCGCATCCATCAGGTCCTGCAGGTCCCGCAGGCGGATCAGCGATGGCGCAAGGCAACTCACGCCACGGGTCATCCCAGGCCGCTCAGGCGTGAACAGGTGGATGATCTGCTCTGCTGGCACCGTGTTGCTGAGGATGTCCACCGCACGGTGCGCCCTCTCACCAGGGTGGTAGTTGTACAACCAATACTTGGTGGGCTTGTCCTCTGCGTTGTAGACGATCCCCCGCTTGGTATACCCACCATCAGTGCTCGCCGGCGTGTCCTGGCTTTCGTCGATCCAGTCGCCTTCCATCAGCTGCAGTTGCAGCGGGATCCTCAGGCCTAGGCGCTGCATCGTGGCCCGGCTTGGCGTGCGCATCCGGATCAGCACCTCGCCGCTGCCCTTCCACGCCTCCACCATCTGCGCCACCATCCCGTCGAAGCTGTTGCGGCCGTAGTAGTCGCACTGCCTCGGGTCGGCCATCCAGGCCTGCATCAGCTGCGTCACGTCCTTCCCACGCCGCCCGTTGCGCCGGCCGTCCTTCGCCTTGAAGCTCCACCCAGTCCCGATCAGGTTGTCGCTCCAGGCCTTCACCGCCTTCCGCGCGAAGGGGTTGTTGCGCATCTGCTCCCGCGCGCGATCGCGGATGTCCGCGAACCCATAGGCGCTCGACGCATCAGCCGAGGACCGCTGCGTCTGCCAGCCTTCCGTCCGCCGGCCGTTGCCCGCCGCGTCGTACCTGCGCAGTTGATCCAGCTGGAGGCGGGCCGCCTGGCGGCGCACGGCCGCGCGCGGAGCAATCGCAGCCAGCAGCCTCTCGAAGGGGTTCATTCGTAGTCCCGCACGAACGTCGGGTAGTCGATCCGCACCACCGGCGAAGTCGCAGCGGACAGGCTGGCCATGATCATCGCCCGGGCCTTCATCATCTGCTCGATGCTCTGATAGGTCACCTCCTTGTCGTCGTACCGCACCTTGAGGTAGCCGCCAGCAATCGCCTCCTCGATCGCCGCCAGGTGCGTCTGCGTGAACGTGCTCATCCCGGCCTCCTCCGTCCCGCCATGCTACTCAGCCCCAGAAGGATGAAGATCCGCCGCCATCATCATCTTCCACCTCATCAGCATCATCAGCGACCGAGGCAGGCACCACATCATCCACAGCGGCCAGTGGCACCCCGCCGCGTTCCTCCAGCCAGCGCGCGTCGCTCCACCGATCTGCACCCACCAGCGCGGCCGCGGCCCGGGCATAGATCCTGCAGTCCAGGGCCTCGTTGCGCGGCCTGGTCTTCACCCACTCGAACCGGTTGTAGCCCCGCCGGTCGATCGTGTTCGTCAGCCGCTCTGCGCACAGCTGCCTGAAATACTCCTCGCCGTGCTGCGGGAAGTGGCACCAGCCATGAGGCAGGCCCTCGCCCTCCTCTGGCAGGCCCCGGCGCAGCCAGCCATAGAGCTCACCCTTCGCCGTGCTCACCCCCACCGGCCACACCTTCACGCCGCCCCGCAGCGCCTTGCCATTGCGCAGCACCTCCACACGGCCCGGTGTGCCGATGATCGAGGTCTGCGTCTCCGATCCACCCTTGATGGCGATCACCCGGTTGCCGGCCTGGCTCCGCACCCAGCGGTAGACCTCCTGGCTCCTGAAGCCCGAGTCCACCGCCGTCATCCGGATCGGAAGCCGCTGGCCATCGCCGCGGCCGAACTCACCACGGAGGAACTTCGTCAGCTCGCGCCACACCGCCGGCTGCGCCGTGTCGCCAGCCAGCACCTGGTAGTCGAGGCTCCAGCTCTCCATCCCAGGGCCCCAGCCCACCACCTCCAGCTCCAGGCGGTCCTGCTGCACGTCCACACCACAGGTGATGAACGCCACGACATCGGGCACGCTGCCCAGTTCATAGAGCTCCCGGCGGTTGTAGAGCGCCTCCCAGTCCGGGGCCTCGCCATCGTCGTTCCAGCACTCCGCCAGCACCGTGTTGGTCCACGGTTTCAGCTTCGCCGGCTCGTCCTTCGCGTCCTCATATCCCACCGCGATCTCGGTCCAGTTCAGCCAACCCAGCGGGCTGTAGAGGCCGTTCAGGTGGTAGCCCTGCACTTCGCGCTCTGGGAACAGCGCCTCCCACCAGTCATCGTCGAACACGTCCGGGTCGTACCACCAGGCCTTCGTGTCCTCGCTGATGCCCTCGCCGCACTCCTCGCAGATCATCACCGGGGCCCGTCGCAGCGTGTTGGGCAGGCCCGGATCCTTCGGGTCGTACCGCAGCCGATCCCAACTCAGCACCTGCCGGTGCCCGCAATGCGGACAGGGCAGCTTCAGCCGTTGCTGGTTGCTCGTCTCCCACTTCGCCCAGATCGCACTGCGGCCCGCGATCGTTGGCGTGCTGGTCCACGCCAGCTTCTTCCGCACGCCAAACGTCCGCGTCCGCGCCGTCACGATCGCCAGCGGGCTCCCTTCCTCATCCACATCTGCCGGCCATCGGTCGATCTCATCCCCGGCCAGGAACCGGATGGGCATCGACGCCAGGCCGCTCGCCGCGTTCGCCCCGCCGAGGATCAGGAAGCCGCCGACGAACTCCTTCATCAGCTGGGTGTTGCCCGAGTCGCGCTCGCGCGGAGCCTTCACCTTCTCCTGCAGGCTCGGCGTCGCCTCGATCATCGGCGCGATGCGCATCTTCGAGTAGCGCTTCGCCATGTCGATCGTCGGTTGCACGAACAACATCGGCCCCGGCTGGATGTCCATCACGTAGCCACCCCAGTTGTTCAGCGCCTCGCTCTTCCCGCTCTGCGCTGGAAACACCAGCACCACCTCCTGCACCGTGCTCGTCGCCGAGAGGTCATCCATCGGCTTCCGCAGGTACGGGGTCCTAGATGTCTTCCACTCCCCGTGCTCGCTGCTCGCCTTCTGGCTCAGGATCCGCCGCTGATCCGCCCACTGGCTCACCGTCAGCAGCGGATCCGGTCGCATGCTCCGCCAGAACGCCTGCAGCGTTTCTTCAGCTGACGCCAGCGGCACGAACCAACTCCTCCAGGGCCTTCACATGATGTCGGTCTATCACCTGCATCACCGCTGCACGCTGCTCCTGGCTCAGCCCGCCAACAGCTGACGCGATCTCACCCACCATCTGCTGGCTGGTGCGCATCACCGCATCACGCACCTGCATCCCCGCCGATGCGAACGCACGCTCGGCCGCGGCCTTCTCCACCAGCTTCCCGCTGCGCTCCTCGAAGTCCAGCTTGAGGAGCATGGCCTTGTAGCCCTCGGCCGCGGCCTTCGCGCTCGCGTACGTCCCCGCGCCGCCCTTGTTCGCCGGCGGTGGCACCGGCGCAGGGTCGGGCACGTCCTCCCCCCGCGCCCGCGCCTTCCCGGTGTTGATCTGCTCTGCAGTCCGCTGCTTCTGCGGCTCGGTGTTCCGCTCCCACTCCAGCTCCGCCATCTGCGGATCGATCAGGTAGAGCTTGCCTTTGCGCTCCACCGATCGCTTCAGCCGCCCGCCCGCAATCGCCTTCCGCACCGCCTGCGGGCTTACACCCCGCTGCGCAGCAAACTCGGTGACGGAGATCAGCACAACGCGACGTAGAACCCGGCCTCAGTCAGTTTGGTTGGCAGCCCCGCCGGCGCACTGCCCGCCAGCTCGATCGGTGTGTCCAGCCCCGTCATCCCCCGCACCAGCGCCACCAGCTGGTCCAGCAGGAGCACCGTGTATCCCCTGCCCTCCAGCATCTCGTCCACCGTCACCTCAGGGCCCTGGGCTCCGAACGTGATCCGCATCGGCCATCCCCGCACGTGCCCGTCCGTGCCCCACTGGCAGCCGTACCGGATGCTCGCCACCTCGATCATCGCCGCTGTCGAAACGCTGAAACATCCTGCCAGGGCATCAGCACCGTGGTGCCCGGCGTCGCCTTCACCACCGACACGATGTTCTGCCCCGGTGAGGCGTCGATCCACGCCCACACCTGCGCATCACCCCACAGCAGCCGCGGCTGTGACACCACCACGCCATGCAGCTGCAGCATCTCGCCGCCAGGCTGGCGCATCACCTCCAGATCCAGGCGATCAGCCAGCGCCCACGCCAGCAGCTGCCCGCCACGATCCACACCATGCACACCCACTCGATCGCGGGGGCACTGCGCCGCCAGCACATCCACCGCTGCCTCGAACCCGGCCCATGTCAGCTGCAGCAGCACGGAAGCCCCCATCTCAGAGGGCTCCCGCGATCAGATCAGCGCCCCCGCCTGGTGTTCTTCGGCGCATAGATATCGGGCATGTACTTCCCGACGCCGGCCTTCCAGCGCTTGTTTGCCTGCTGCATCTTGTAGCGCTCCTTCGCGCTGCGCCCACTGGTGGCCCTGGCACCGCCACCGCCGCCGCTGCGCCCGCCGCCGCCCGATGACCTGCCCATGGTTGAGTCACTCTGCAGCCTCCAGCATAGCGGCCTTCTGATTACGCTCAGCAACTGCTATTCGATTGCTGTCCTGTAGGTATAACCAACCGCGGTTGGTACAAAGATCACGAATTGCACTCCCGCCGCCGTAGACAAGGAATCGAATCTGATCACGCAGTGACGGGGCGACGTGTTGCACAATCCGCTCGTACGTCTCCTCCAGGTGGGGGACGCCGCACTTCTCTCCGCTCAGGTCAGCACGTTGGTAACGTGTTGCATAGGAGAGGTAGGTGTCGGGAACACCGAGAAACAAATAATCAGTCCATGATCGGCCGATTACATTCAAATCAACCCACACTTGCACGCCATGATCCTGCCAATACCTGGCGAGCCAACGCTTGTAAAACGTGCTCAGCACATGGTACGGCGCGGGATCCTTGCCAAACGTGCTGTAGTTCGGCTCAACAGCCTGTGGTGCCTTTGCCTGCGGAATCAACCACGGCCGCTCCCATAGCCCCTTAAACTTATAGTCATCGGTGTAGAAGTGGATCAATCCATCAAACGCCTGTTCACGTCCGATCTGCCCCCACTTCACATAACGCTTTGGTAGTTCCGTCGGCTGGTTATCATCCAGCAGATCAGGAACGTCGAGCGCATTGCGCGATGGCAGATGCTCCGGAACACTCAATGGTGTCAGCCGCTCACGGTCGTCTGGATCTTCTTCCGTTTCATCCTCAACAGTTTCACCGTTCAACAAGCCGTTCAGCTCCTCCGCATCGAAGCCCAAAAGCTGCATCTCAAACCCATCGAGCTGCAGTTCATCCAGTTCAGCAGCCAGCATCGTTGTGTCCCATCCGGCCCGCAGCGCCAGCTGGTTGTCAGCGATCACATAGGCTCGCCGCTGCGCCGCCGTCAGGTGGCTCAGCACGATCACAGGCGCTTTGGGTAGGCCCAGCTTCGTCGCCGCGGCCAGCCTGCAATGGCCAGCGATCAGCACGCCCTCCTCATCCACCAGCAGCGGGTTGGTGAACCCGAACTCCAGGATGCTCGCTGCCACCTGGTCGATCTGATCCTCCGTGTGTGTCCTGGAGTTGCGGTCGTACTGGCGTAGTCGCTGCAGCGGCCAGTGCTCGACCTTCTTTGGCAGGTGGGGGGAAGTCATGCCCGCCAGGGTAGAGAATCACCCGCACGATCGTCACCCCTTGCCAGGCACCCACGCCCGGTTGAAGCCACCGCCGCCAGCCTGCGCAGGCATCCCCGCACGGTTCACCAGCCGCGCCACCTCCTCACGCTCCATCCCCAGCCGCTTCTGGATCTCGCGCTCTGGCACGCCGTCATCCACCATCCGCCGCACGATCTCCGCCATGCGCAGCACCGCATGCACGCCCCGGGCCCGGTTGTGACGGATCGTGCTCATCATCCGGTGCAGCGGATCCAACCGCACCGTCACCACGGGCACCATGCCACCCGTCAGCTTCGACACCCGCGGGTCCGCGCTCACCGTCCACCGGTGAAACCCATCGACGATCACGTGCATTCCATCAGCCTCTGGCAGCACCACCACCGGCTGGGTCCACCCGTCCTCCACCAGGCTCGTGATCAGCAGCTCCAGCTCCGGTGCTGCCACATGGTTCGGGTTGTAGGCATTGCCCACCAGCTTCTCCCTGGGCACCCACCGCACACGGCTCACCGGTTGGTCCTTGATCGTCATCTGCTACCCTTTGCTCAGTGCGATACTCGTCAACTGGTTTGGAGTCCAGCGGAGGAATCCGTACGGTCCCAGTTGAGACCTAGCGCTTGCAGAAAGGGGTCCTTCGGGGCCCCTTTCTCATTGGAGCAACTTGCCGCCGGGGCTCTCCAGCGCCTTCACCTGCTCGAACGTCAGCCCTCGCCGCTGCATCGCCGTGATCGCACGCTGCGTCAGCTGGCCCTTCTTCCGGTTCTTCAGGTCGCCCCGGCTCACGATGATGCAGATGTACTTCCAACTCAGGCCCGACATCACATCATCCTCAGCATCCGGGATCGGCCGCCGCGTCTTCTTCCGGTGCATCTTCACCACCGATGCCAGGCCCCGCGCGATCTCGCTCCGCTGCGGTTCCGGGTACAGCTGCAGCATGCTCATCGCCCACTGCTGCCAGCTCATCCCCGGTGGTGGGTCCTTCAGCTTCGCCCCATAGAGATCCGTCAGCGCATACCGGCCCGCCGTGTTCACCCCATCGACACGCCGCAGCATCCGCTCCCACAGCTCTGGCCAGCCCTCCGCATACTTCCACAGCCCGCCCAGCGGTTCCTCGCCAAACGGTGGCGTCACCCGCTGCAGGCTCACACTCGTCCCGAGCATCGCCTGCACGTCGTACGACCGGTTGTAGTCCCACCCCTCGCGCCGCGCCGCGCGCCACACGTCCTCCGCCTTCCAGTCGTAGATCGGCTTGCAGTTCACGTAGTACCCCATCCGCGCATCCGCGATGTAGTTGTCCCGCGTCTTCCGCAGCACCGTCTGCATCCTTCGCGGGCTCTCCTGCGCCCGGATCCCCGTCAGGTCCGCCACCCTTCCGCACTCCGGCCCGAACAGGCACGGCCCCACATCATCCACCTGCATCCCCGCGCGGAACCGTGGCACATCCTTTTCCGTCACGGCTCCCGCTGGCAGCGGCCGGATCCACCGCTCCCGCGCCGCCGGATCCCAGCACACCCACCACGGCTCGCTCCTCGAGCACGCGTTCCGGTGCGTCACAGGCAGGCAGCACCACCACAGCCGCACATCATCCCGGCCTCGCACCCGCTCCACATACTCCACCGTCTCCGGGTAGCAGGCCTCCTCATCCACGAAGTAGACATCCAGTGGTAGCCGGCCCCGCTCCCGCGCCACCTGCGCCGTCAGGTTCAGCACCACCGTTGAATCCTTCCCCCCGCTGAAGCTCACCACCACCCGGTCCACCAGGTCGTAGATCCGGTGCAGGCGCTCCAGCGACACCTCCATCACGTCCCGCTCGATCGCCCGCGGTTTCAGCGTCATCGCGTCTGGATCCCTTCCAGCTCCGCCGCTGACACTCCGCCCACCATCGTCCGCCGCACCATCGGATGATCCACATCCGTCGGGCCCGTGTCCGAATCCGGGTGCCACGCCACCACCGTCAGCCCGCTCTCCGGCCCCGTCAGGAACCGATGCTCACCATGCGGGTGGATCACGAACACCATCCCCGGCTGCAGCTGCTCACGCCCCTCCGGCGTCTCGCACCACCCCCGCCCGCGCACCACCATCCCCACCCGCACGCTCGGGTGGCTGTGCATCGTCTGAACCGTTCCCATCGGGAACCACAGCCCATTCAGGCACGGGTCCCCCAGCCGCACCGGTGGCACCAGCAGGCTGTCCGTGCAGCCGTCGATGTACCGCAGCCGCCCCCTCTCCTCCAGCGGCCCGCCGATCCCCATCATCCCCAGCCAGCCCGCGCGGCTGATCACCAGCCCCCGGCTCAGGTCCGTCCCCACCGGTCGGATCTCACACTTCCCTGGCACGCTCGCCCACATCCCAGCCGTCAGCACATGCGGCCACGCGCCCGACTGCCTCACCGTCAGCGCGCCATGCCAACAGAACACGAACTGCGTCGCGTCCTCGCCCAGCACCAGCGCTCCGTCATCCACCCCCCACAGCCTGCAATCCGGGAGGTCCCTCAACAGCCCATGGGCCAGCTCAATCAGCTCCAGGCTTCTGCTCATCCATCCACTCCCTGCAGAGCGTCGCCAGGGCCTCCGGCATCCCCTCCAGCCCCCATCGCTCCTTCGCCATCCGCACTGCCGACAGCACCGACTCGCGGTCATCCCACCGCAGGTTCACGCTGAAGACGTGCCTCTCATCCACTCCGCCGCTCTGCTCCTCAGCGGTCGTCCCGTCATCCTCGGGCTCCGGTGGCGCAGCCCCGGGCCGCCCGGCCTCTGGC